CCACTTGTACCGCTAGTTCCAGAAGAACCACTTGTACCGCTAGTTCCAGAAGAACCACTTGTACCGCTAGTTCCAGAAGAACCACTTGTACCGCTAGTTCCAGAAGAACCGCTTGTGCCCCTAGTGCCAGAAGAACCACTTGTACCGCTAGTTCCAGAAGAACCACTTGTACCGCTAGTTCCAGAAGAACCACTTGTACCACTAGTTCCAGAAGAACCGCTGGTACCACTAGTTCCAGAAGAACCGCTGGTACCACTAGTTCCGCTAGATCCGCTGGTACCACTAGTTCCGCTAGATCCGCTCGTTCCACTAGTTCCAGAAGAACCGCTGGTGCCACTAGTTCCGCTAGATCCACTGGTACCACTAGTTCCAGAAGAACCGCTGGTACCACTAGTTCCGCTAGATCCACTTGTACCACTAGTTCCAGAAGAACCGCTGGTACCACTAGTTCCGCTAGATCCACTGGTACCACTAGTTCCAGAAGAACCGCTGGTACCACTAGTTCCGCTAGATCCACTGGTACCACTAGTTCCAGAAGAACCGCTGGTACCACTAGTTCCAGAAGAACCGCTGGTACCACTAGTTCCAGAAGAACCGCTGGTACCACTAGTTCCGCTAGATCCACTGGTACCACTAGTTCCAGAAGAACCGCTGGTACCACTAGTTCCGCTAGATCCACTGGTACCACTAGTTCCAGAAGAACCGCTGGTACCACTAGTTCCGCTAGATCCACTGGTACCACTAGTTCCGCTAGATCCGCTCGTTCCACTAGTTCCAGAAGAACCGCTGGTGCCGCTGCTACCAGAGGTGCCACCAGAACCGCTTCCGCCGCTTCCAATTTGTTTTTTTACAACATTATTTTCTATAACTAAATATTCAGTCGCAGTAGTTGTTGTCGTTGGTAGTTCAGTAAAAACTAAATTATTTGTGCCACTATAATATAAAGTTCCAGTAGTTAAAGTATTTTCGCTATTAAAAACAGGCAAATAACCACTAACACCAGTTCCTTCTAAAAAATTTAATTTCTTAACGCCTGTTGTAGCATAATCGATTGCGCTTTTTGAAAAATAAACTATATCAGAGAAATTTGTATACGATTGATCAGAAATTATTCCCCTAACCTTAACTTCATAATTATCAGAATATGAAATAGGAATATAAAAATGCGGCTCCGTACCTGCAATAACAATTGATCCAGAAGGATAATTTAAATTAACTTTTTCAGCAATTAAAACGCCAGTATAATTTTTTAAATAATTTAAACCGCTTACGTCACCCGTAGAAAAGCCACCGTAATAACCAGAATCATATGTGCCAGATAAAATATTACCAGACGTACTAAACAAAAAAGAACCAGAGCCGGTATCAAAATAATAATTTAAAAATAATCTATCAGATTGAATAGACCCTGTGTCAAAATTTATATAGTATAATAAATTAGGAATTTCTCCAGTAAAAACTCCAGAAGGAAAAGATCCTTTAGCATCTGTATAAACTGTATGTTTTTGCCATCTTATTCCACTGCCATTATCTGAAATGGAAAAAACAGGAGCATATCCAGATCCTGAATAGTAAGGATTAACACCACTAATTGAATTTACAAAAGCATTAACACCTGTTTCAAAGCCTATAAAATTTATATTTTCTACAACAGGTGTTGAATAGTTATATATTCTGTGAATTTCATTTGAACCAGTTGCGCCACTTGGGCCAATATGAATTTCATAATCTAAAGGAACATTTGAAGAATTAATCGCCCATTTTAAAAACAAATAGCGTTCATAATTTTTAGCAACTGAATCGTAATTAACAACTACTCCGCCTGTTATATTTTGCGGTTTTTGATCGTAAGTTAATAAGTCTAAAGTATTAGGTTTTATCTGCCCAATTGAATAAGAAGATCCCGTATTATAATAATCTATTACAGAGAGGCGATAATAATTTTTATCATAATAGTTTTGCGGATCATAAAAGATAGAAGAACCAATTGAAGAAAAAATCTGCTCATCAATATATTCAAAAGAATTTGTTTTACTTTTTTCTAAAATAATATTTTTAGCATACTGAACATTACTCAAAGAGTAAGAACAAACAATTTTATTGTTTAAATTTACATCAACAGCAGTAAAAGAAGGTATTAAGAAGTTTAATATAAAAACAGCTTTTGCTGTTTGACCTGATATATTATAAGAGGTTATTAATATTCTGCAATCGCGCAAATAATTTTCGTCACCATAAAGAGTCTTAGATAAATTAAATAAACCAGAAACATTTATTAAATAAGTTGAATCACGAAGAGAAGAATCTAAAGTAGAAACTACTTTATTATTTTTATCCAATAAATCTATTGTAAAATAAGAAAAAACACCATCACTCAAGTCAGCGGTTCTATTTGTATTTGGATTAAGAACTGCCCAACCTATCGAGAACTGATCAGAACTTACCCTAATCAAAGAAGCGGGAGTATCAATCGAGAAACCATAATCTTGAGGATTGGTTACAATTGAAGATTCTATACTACATGCAAGATTGGCAAATTTATAAGCGCCATTAGCCGCAATATTTAAAGAATTACTAGATGATGTATCTTGAAACATTTTATGTTACTGGATTTATGAATACGTCGTTGTCTCCTATCATATACACTCTTAAATTTTCAAAAGACACGTTAGATTCAACTTTAGGAACAGCGATAAAAACAGAATTTTTATCACCTAATCTCCAAACATAAGAAACTTTTTTTGAATTTAAGACATATTCGACAATAAAACCCTTACAATTTAAATTATAAGTTTTACCAAGTTGGAAAAGATTTGAATTTTTTATCTCTACAACCGAAATAAGATTGCTATAAATATCATCAGAATATTCATAAGAAGGAATGATATAATCAAATTGCTCACCAATGTTAAAAACTTTAATATCAATATTGATATAATCAGATAGCTCTCTTGATCCGTTGCCCTTTTGATATCCTAAAATATCTATAGGAATAATTGAATTTGTATTAGAGGAAGAATCGGAATATAAGTTGTTAACAATTATATTTTTATTGTTTTCAAAATAAGCAAATTTAGTCTTTTGATATTCAGCTGCTGTAAAATCAAACTCAACTTGGCTTTTTTCTTTAATTGATATGATTCTATATTGCTTCGAGAAAGCTATCGAAGTATTGGCAGAGTCTTTTTCATAAACCCACATAGCAGATGGGAAAATGGAGTATAAATTCTGCTGTGTTTCAACGCTATCTAGTTTCAATGTTACTTGAGTTCTAAAATTACCTTCCAAAGAAACATCAAATACTTCAAATCTATAAATAAATGTTGGTTGAAGTTGATTTATACTTTTATCTGTTACTTCGTTTGTCTTTTGACTTTCTAAAGCTAAATCATTAACAGTCTTTGCAGCTTTTGGAATAATAAAAGATAAAACATCTCCAGCTTTAATGAAATCATATTTATCATCAAGAGTTACGATTCCAGCATCAGTGACACTAACAACTCTTCCACCTCTTCTTCCTGACAATTTTAACTGATCCGTTATCGATATCACATTACCTGGAGCAAGCAATAAAGCCTCTGGACCCGCCGTAAATGAAACCAATTCCTCTTCAACTTGATTTGTTATTAAAAACCATTCCCCTATTCTTTTAGCTTGTGATTTAGAAGTGATACCTAAACCAATAATTTCTTTTTCAATATAACCGTATCGCCTAATATTAAACTTGTCTTCAACATAAACTGTTTTATCTTTAAAAGAATCTGTTTCATCAGAATAAACAACTTTTGCAACGGTGTATCTTGTATCTTTTGAAGACCCTGTATAATTAAAAATACCATCTTTAACATTAGAATTATTAAAGAAATAAATCGGCAATTTAGGTCTATCGCTATCAAAATTAATTAAATTATTTGACCAATATACCATGCCCTTAAAAACAGAAGAGATATTATTAACTAAATTAATAACATCTGTTTCATTCGCAATTGACAAATTACAGCGAAACCTTGGTTCAACCAATGGAGAAAACCCTTGATATTCACTGGCGGCAACACCACTATCTTGAACATAATTTACAATATCATCATTAGAAAAAATTTGTTGACCAAGAAGATAATTATTGAAATCGGCGTAAGCTGGATCTGAAGTACCAACTAAGTCTAAAATGTCCGCAAAAACTCTTTTATAAACATTTATTTCTTTTGGATTATTATATTTTTCATAAATATAATTTCTTATGTTTGGAAAAAGAGACAATATTTTATGCAATCCAAAAGGATTAATTAAAGTGATGATAACGCCTTCATCATTACAGCAAAAATCAAGATCGTAAATAATAGCTTTATAAGATCGATAAACATCAACCTGCTCACCGTTTTCATCAATCTCTTGAAATTTTAAATTAACTAAATCGATATAATCAAAAATTTTAAAAAAAGATGTCAACTTCTGACCGGGCGTGTAAATAGATATTTTATTTTCTGATAAACCATAAATCGGCTGAACTGGAAACCTCGATACAGCATTTGTTGGAACCATTTCATCGCAATACTTAGCAATTTTATATAAATTCCATTTATCAACAAGATTTTGCTGAAGACCAAATTTACCAACACCATATCGATTATTAGTAATTATATCATATAAAATCCAAGCAGGATTGTCTGTCCATCTTAATACCGCATCAAATTCTCCATTCCAAAATCCATCATAAGATTTTCCTTCTGCATCGTAATTTTCAGGAACTTTAATCTTTAATAGTTTCAAATCAAAACTTCTATTAGGTGGATTTGGAAATCCTCTACCGTCAAAAATACTTAAAAAATAACAGCTATTTGGATACTTAAATTTAAGAGAAGTAACTTCGGTAATATTAGTTACGGCTAATGATCTGGCATTTTTAAAATCTGTAGGATTTTGTTTTGGTGAAAAATTATATACTCTAATAAAAGGCTGCAAAGAAAAATCAAAATCTGAAACATCAAAAAATAAATCAAAAGCATAAGGGCTTGTTGAAATGCCATATACTTTATGAAAAATAAAAACGCTATCAGAAGGTTTTAATTTATAACCAATTTCAATACCAAACGTCGCAGTGTTAGGCAGTGTCGATCCGTCATCACTAGTGATATACAAGCCATTTAATTTAAGAGAAAGAAATAAATAATCTGTGATTTGCTCTTTAATTTCATGATAAACGCCAAAGGATTCTTGAAAGTTTTTAGGATTAAAAGCCCCTTTTAAAGCTGTAAAATCCCCATCTTTCAAATTAAAACTTTTATCTAATTGAAAGTTTTTAAAAATTAAAATACTTGAAGAATGATTTGAGCCTTTTACATGATTTGGAGAAACAGAATTAGCTATTCCATAAATTGTTTTATCGAAACTATAAGCTACACCGGGATTAGCAAAAGAAAATCCACCTACACCACCAGCTGGCAAAAAGCTTTGAAATTCTGTACCAGATCTCGAATAAATGTTAACTCTATTATAATTATAAGAATTAGTTAAATCATTAACAATAGGATAATCATTTAGATAAATTCCTTTTAAAATTTCTATATTGTTTTGACCATTATCAAATAAAACTAATTCATTTCCATCTGGACCGACTAACCCAGCAAGAGGACCCTCTCCAATTAGATCTTGAACAAAATATTTAGAACTTGATTCTAAAACATTATTAGCAGCACCTTGCTTAACAAAAGGAGCAAAACTATCACTCCTCGATTGCAAATAGCTAAACATTCTAGAACCAAAAGAATCAGAAGAAGTCATAAATTAAATAAAAGCAGAACTTAAACCTGATGAAGCATTTTGAGATATTGAATTCAAATCAAAATCAGAGGTTAAATCAAAATTTAATATAAAAGCATTTGTTACGTTTGAACCAAGACGCAAACGACCATAATTCAAAGATATAGGAGTATTTCTTGCTGCTATATTATCTTTATTAGAAAATATATAAGAAGCCGTTTTTACTGGATTTCCAGGACCTTTTGGACCAAATAATTTAGAAATCAAAAAACTGATACCAAATAAAATCAATGCGGTAAGTAAGAAAGAAACTATATTTGCTAACAAAGTACTTAAACCTATTGAAATTAAAACAGCAACTAAGCTTCCAAAAAATTTGAACTTACAACAAGGAATCAATTCAATACATTTTGCGTTTTCAATTTCACAGTCTATTTCATCAAAATCTTTATAAAATAAATCACCATCAACTAAAACAACAAAACCCAAACACTCTTTTCTAATTTTATTTAGTTTTTTTTCATAATCATTGTAGTTTGCGGCTAGTGAAGAAAAAATATCTTTAAATTTAAAAACGCGCAAATTAATTTGTTTACAAAACAACTTCTTCAACAAACCATGAAAAATAATAGTTTTCATTAATTTTAAATATTTGCGCTTAATAAACCAGAAGAAGCCGATGAAGATAAAGATGAAATATCAAAATCAGAAGTTAAATCAAAATTCAACAAAATAGAACTTACAATGTAAGAATTCAAACGCAATCGACCATAAGACAATGGAATAGAAGCATTTCGTTGAGCTAAATTCTCTTTACTAGAGAAAATATACGAAGAAGTTTTTACTTGATTAGGTTGTTTAGGACTTAACAATTTAGAAATTAAAAGACTAATACCTATTGAAATAACTGCGAAAATAATAGTATTAATAGCAAAAGCAAGAAGAGCATTAACCTTAATTGCCGTAAAAGCTATTGTGGCGGTGGCAGCAATACAAAAACGAGACACAGGAATAAGTTCGAGCTTTTTGAAAAGATGGAAATTAGCGTTTAAAGTTTTAAGATTAGCGATTATTTTATCATCAGCCAAAATAATTAGACCATGAGCTTTTTTTAAAAACACATATAATTTAGAATTAAGCTTTTCAAAATTGCTTAATAAACATGAAATCAATTCATCAAAAGAATTCACTTTAACCTGAATTCTAGGACAAGTTAATTTTCTGAGTATTCCATGTAATACGACTTCCTTCATTTTTAATATTTACACTTAAAAAACAATCATAATTTAAACTATATATTATAACAGGAATATTATAATTTTTTAAAAAAAATATATCTTCTTCAGAAGGATCCAAGATATGCAAATGACTATGAAAAGAAAAAAGAATTTTCTTTTTTACAACAGAAACAAAAAACTGAGGAGGAGGATAATAAGAATGACAATCGTTTTGCAAAGACGGGTAATACAGTATATTTAAATTTTCGTCTATCAAACCACCAGATTCAAACGGATAATTACTTAGCAAAAATTTTTTTATGCTCAATAAAAGATTTTTATGTTTGATAATTGTAGGGTCTAGTTCCAGGAAATCCTCCATATGGTAATCCATCTTTATGATTAAGCCATCTTAAAGAACAACCAAATATACTTTTTGAACAATTATCTTTAACCCAATATTCATTATTGTATCTTGGATCTTTTCCAGAATTTCCTGTTGCCACACATACATAGGTAGATAAAGAAATGTTATCTTCTGAAAACTGATACGTATCTCCAAAAAAGTTATAATTTATAGAATCAGAATAAACAACAAAATCGCCTGGATCATAAGTACCTGTAGAAGACCAAGAGTTTTTAAATGTAATTTGTTTTAAATTATAACCATTTTGAGCGTAGAACAATCTATCATTTTCATCAGCATATGGAAGCCCTACATTTAAATTACTTGATCCAAAAACAGTTTGCGCCGAAATATTAACATTGTTGACCTTAACGAATTGATCTTCATTAGTGATTGTGCGCCAAGGTATTTTGCCATAATTACATCCACAACCACGAAATGACCAAGAGCATAAATTATCTGAAATCTTTCTATTGGGCAAAGATTGATTTTCGTAATCAATTGGACTAGATAGTTCAAATTCAATTGTATATTTATTTTCTTGAACTTTTCTATTAACTACGTATGTTTCTTCAAAAAATGTTTTACCAAAATTATCTGGACCATATCGTTTTTTGCGATAACCAAAAAATGGATTTACAGAATTTGAAAAATTCGCATCATCTAAATTTTTAACAAATACTTTTAATCTTTTTAAATTTGAATTGACTAAATTATTTTTATTTTTAATTACATCTGTAATAACACCATTAATATTTGCTATTCTTATGGTTGGTCGGCTTTGTTTGCCATCAGCAGAAAACTCAAAACCACTATACTCAATCGGAACAGCAATATATTTATTACCTCTATAAATTATAAAATTGTTAAAGTTTTTTCCCGCATGAAATCGCAACACACCAACAGACTCACTGATATAAATTTCAAATAAATCAACAAATGAATCTGGATCTAAATCCAATAAAGCTTGTGCTGTAATTGCGTCAGCCATAATTAACCATTTTTAATTTTCCCTAAAATATTTAACCTATCCGTAGTATTATAATACATACTGGAACTAGATAATTCAACAGGAGCATTAATATAAAGTTTTTGTTTGTATTTATTAATAAGCTCTTTTCTTATGATCTCTAAAGGATCATAAGAAGTAAAAGGTGGGAATTGTAAATTTTTATAAACTAAAGTTTCATATAGCTTAACGCTATAAAAAGCACGAAAAGAACCTGAATCGTTCTTAGTAAAAGGTTGACCTATAATCAAATAACCAGAAGATTCGCTAAGAAAAGGATCTTGATTATTCACTCTATAAGAAAAAAATGTGCCTAAATTATCAGAACCGCAAAAATATGAATATCCAGCACGATCTTTAACAACACCGTTATAAAAAAGACAGAATTTTTGTTTATTTTTTATTAGAAGCTTTTGAGCGTCTGTCCCATATTGATCAATCGCATAAGAACGAGAAAATAATTTAGGAAGAACCTTAGAAATTGGAACTGTTTCAGCTGTATTTAAAGATGTCGAAATACCAAAACAATCTCTAAGAAGATTAAAATTACAAACTGTTTCTTTATTATTAGTGGTAATTTTCTTATAAATATTTGAATGCAATCCCAAATTAAAAGCTGGAATATTATAATTTTCAGAAAAATATTCTTTAGTTTCCGCAGTCAACGCATCTTTTGAAAGCATTGAAAATTTTAAATCAGGTAAATCAAATTCTGCACCACAAGGAGATATAGACGAACCAATAGAAAAATTCTTATTCAAAGAATTGCTGAGTGAATTTCTATAATTAAAATATGTAACATTAGAAAGCGTCAAAGAAGAGGAAGTGCAACTAGAAACAATACCAACAGCAGAATACAGATCGTCAGGATCAGAAATTTTTAAACGATCACCAAGTGCAAAATTTTGAGACGAGGTACTACTAACCTGAATCGTTTTTGCGCTAGTGCTATAAATACCTTCGGCTTGAGAAAAAGCTAACATACCAGCTTGATAATCCATTTCAACGACATAAAAACAAAATAAATTATCAAGATTTGTAAAATCTATAGATTTTTGAATATGTATACCTTTACTTGAATCAGTTAAATCATTACTGTTAAATAAGTTAATATAATATCTATTTAAATCAAAATTCGTATCCTGTTGTGGAGTTACATTAGAATTGCTTTCTAAAGTGAAATCTCCAAAAGAACCACCATCACTAATCGCAGAACCATTATTGACAACACCAGAAAAACAACCAGTAAAATTTAAAAATGTTCCAGTTTGATAAATACTCACATCAGGAATAGATGAGTATTTATTAATATTTAATGTGCATTTATTTTGAGCGTCTTGAACACAATTGATTGCGTATCCTGCATCATTTTCTGAATTTATTTTTACAATATTTGAGGTAGTTAAAGTTGAAATTGCATTTTGAATATTAACGCTTCTTGATTCTGTAGCTATATCAAGAGAACCAATTAAAACTTCTGCTTTGTAGCTTTTTTCGCCTAAACCACCACCAGCACCACCTACCAAAATCAAAGATCTAGTAGAATCTGGTAATTTACTTTTTTCAGCTTCAGTCAATCTTGGTAGATTCGTAGAATCATATTCTAAAACTGTTGGGGGATTTGGGAAATAAGGCATATTATAATAAATCTTTTTCTAAATTAATTAAACCATACAATGATTGCTGTCGAGAAGGATGATCTTTTTCCGCATTTAATGAATCTACCCTATATTTGTTTGCAAAAGAGCTTCCATTTCCATTTCCAAACGGAGCCCCGGCACCTCCATAAACAACAACGTTATGTTTAAAAAAGTCGTACAAAATTCCCGCACCTTTAGTTGTGCAAAAATTATTATTCAAAGAAACAGAAGTGTTATTAAAATCTGAATACAGCTGTTGAACTTTTTGATAATCATATGTCAAACTATAATTAGGACCGGCAAGACCATTATATTTATATGTTGGAGAAAGATTAAAACTATCTTTCAAGGTAGCATATTTACTGTTTTGAGCATTAACAATATCATTAAATAAAATATTATCACCAGCACCACCACCGCCAGCAATAATAGACGTGTCATCAACCGCAATATTAATTAAACCAGAACAGTTAATATAAATAGCGTTTTTACCAGCATTATCTGCGGAATTATTAATTAGATAATCAGCAACATTTCCACCTTTTCCATAAACAGATGAATTATTAAAGAAATTCAACGATACGCCACTTACAATAGCAGAATAATCGCCAGTAACAATAAAAGATCCCGTTTTATAAACATCGTCATAAAAAACAGCATTCGGCGGTCCAATTTGTACGTTATTAAAATTAATTACTATGCCAGAATAATATGCAAAACGATTTCCAAAAGGTAAATTTTCAACTACAAACTTATATAAATCAAAATAACCAGTACTTAATCCATTTATATTATAAACCTGAATAGGTTTATTAAGAGTAATGCTTGGCGGAAGTATACCTAATGTAGATAAAACACCAGTTGTTAACCCGGAATTGACAGCGCTATAAGTAAAAGAAGGATTTGGCCATACATCAACATTTGAAACACCAGAAGCATAAACAAATTGACCACCTGCATTATCATAATCAACGTTTACGCCACTAATTGAAACATAATAAGGCGAATTAAAAGTCAAACCATAAAAATTTAAAGAATAAGTTGTTTGATTAGGTGTTCCTATATTGTATAAAAATGTTGTATTATCTAATTCAACATCAACATTTGCGCCTGTAAAAACCGCAAAACCACTAGTCGAAGAAATTCTACCTGAAAAATCTGTATAATAATAACCAGAACCCGGCAAAGTCCAACGCACTTTTAAGCCTAAACGATCAGCGTCTTTATCATAAATTGTTGAAGCAACACAATTTTGAACGCCTGATAAAAATGGACTTGGAGCTAATTTATCAGCTTCTTCGACTTGACCGGTATATTGGATTTGCAATATTGGGCCAATAGCCCCCACATTTTCACTTTCTTGATATATATCAAAAACTCCCCTCAAATCTTTATTGATCGCTGATTCGTTTAAATTTGTCGGAACAGAAAAAATAACATCAAAATAACCTGTTTTACCTGGTTCTACATTGATACTTTTATTATTAGGATTGAAACTAAAGAACGCGCTGCTATAAGCTGGATCTTCTTTTTTATCACCAATTGTGTAAGTAATAGTATATCTTCTGCTATTATTACCTACTTCATATTCTTTAATTTTAGTAAACCCTTGTGGCAAAAATCCAAAATCAAAACCTGTTGGTTTTAATTCCGAATTAAAATTAACTTGTCTGTCCGAAGAAAATTTAAACTCAATAAATTTAGCAGAAATAGTATTATTGTCTAAATAATTATAAGTATGACTCCATTCGGGGCAAAAGAAATTTCTTGAGCCAGTAAAAAATGTATGCATGTCATAACTAAACACATCAAGACCATTATGATTTTCTAAAAAATGCAATAAAGCTTTAGCTTCTTTATCGCTTCTATTATTAAATGATAAATCGAAAACAAAAAAGTTAGGGTTTAAACCTTCATCCTGATATAAATAAAAATTCCCTAAATCATTTTTATAAATAGTAGAATCAAAATTTAATTGTTGAACAAGATCTGGTGAAAAATAAAATTTATTCTTAATCCAAGGACTATTAGGCGGCGCTACATTAGTAACAGATTGTGATCCTGTAAAATAATAAAATCCATTTGACGATGCAGACAAGTTATCAAGAAAAACATAACTATGTTGATTATATGTTTTGGAAGAACCGTATACTTGCTCTGATGTAAAAGGTATTAATTTTTCTTTCCAGCTTGTCGAAGAAATAAATGGGCTTTCGACGTTTAAAGAAACTGTGTTAAAATTAATGTTTTCAAAATTATTATCTATACTCTTCAAATAAAAAGGTTGACTTTTCGTATGAGGAGGAAATAAATACATGTTTATCGGTTTATGGCCTTGGCCATCCGATAAAGGATTAGCAATAAAACTGCTTTGATAAAAATGATTCAAACATTTGGCTTCGTTATCTGAAATACCTTTAAACTGCAAAGAAGCGTCGCAATGTATTATGTTTGCGCTTTTTCCTAAAATAACTCGATAATAATCTTGAAAAATATTTTCGTAATATGTTGCTTTAAAATTAATCGTTGAACCATAAGTAGGAACAAAAAAATACTTTTGCGTCCAAACATTTGGACCGCTAGGACCCGTAACAGAATCAGGTCGCAAATAGAAAAAATTACTTCCTGAATTTAATCTTCCAGTAGCGTAATAATATCCCGTGGCAAAAGGCCCCGAAACATTTTCTGAAAAATTAGGAACAGAATATGCACCCGGCGTGATTCCAGTATAATAAACAATATCAAATTGATTAATTTGCATTCCCGTTTCATAATACGGGATATTTGGCATTAAAATTCTATAATCGTTAATAGCTTTCATACAAAAAGTCCATCACCGTTGCTACTATCAATCTTATATAAAATTATATAAGGAACTTTTGAAGTTCCGATATTTGGTATATTTTTTTGAACACAACCTAAATTATCTGCAAGACCACCAATTCTATGTTGAAGAATGGAAATAAAATCTGAATATTTTTCTATTCTTTGATTATTTTCCGCGTTAGGAAAATAATCCGAGCCGTTAAAATGAAAAGAATGAGTAAAAAAAGTTGTTTGTTTGCTTAGTAATACATATGTGTCTTTATTATTTATTATGCATTGCGCCATATTTTTAAAAGGCGCTGACTGATATAAACCATAAAGTTGAAGATCTGTTTTACCTGCGGTAATATAAGAAGTCTTATCGGCTTCAAATGCTGGCTTATTAGCAGTAACAGCACAAGAAGCGGTTTGTGACGCTTGCGTAACTGATAGAGTTTCAAAATCTATAGAATCGACCCTTGATAAATTTTTAATTTGCGTGCCATCATCGAGATTATATAAATCGCCAACAGTATTTAATAAGTAAATATCAACATAAAGATTATTATCAGCAGTCGCAGGAGGTTGCGAAATGTCTGGAGGTTTAATCGGACATAAAACATTTGGATCAAAAACAATTCTTGGCTTCAATACTGGATCATCAATAGTTAATTCAGGTATTGAAATATTGTAATCTTCAACTTCATAAGGTATAGTAAGAATGCTTCTTCTAGGATTAATACTTTGTATCATTTTAATATTAGATACTCCATAATTCCCCTCTGAAATAGAATAACTTTGATCGACAATAATACCAGAAACAGTAAAATTTGTAGACGTAGATAAATTTTCATTATCACGCAAAACACCAGAAAAAAGACCTACGTTGCCCTGCACTTGCAACAATCCATCTAAATTATTCGCGCCAACATTAAATTCAGCATTTATCTGTTTAATAGCAACGCGAGATGGAACAGACTGCTTAATCCTAATCACCGGTTCTCGTTCAACAGAAAAACTATAATTAAAATTAGTTACTAAAAAATCACCAGCAGTTTCAATGTAAGTACTTCTGTTATCAGTTATAACATAACTGCCTAAACCATTTAAAGTAGCTAATGAATTACTAAAATTTGTGTATTGATCATTTAAATCCGTATTCAAAGCTAATAAACCATGATAAAAAACAAAATCTACATTGACTAAAATAGGTTGAAAAGGATCAACACTAAAATTTAAATTTGTTAAAAAAGCACTAGGAATATAAAATTGATTAAATTTTACATCGACAGGAACTTCAGATTGATTTTCTAATTTTAAAAAATTTGGTAATGCGCCAGTTAAATAAAATTGAGTTTGAAATTTTCCCTGTATAGGCGCAGTTGGCGAATAATACAAAAGATTACCATTTATATCAAAAACTGGAACAGTATTAGCATTTAAAGAAAAAGAAACAGAATTACATGGAAAAACTGAATCGTTTAACTTTAAGGCTGTTGTTTCAAATGTTAAAAAACGCCCCATGATTAAATATAAACTCCAGTTGCAGAATCTGTATCAGATGTATAAAAATATTCCGCCATTGTAGTTAAATTTATAGCTCCAGTTAATGGAGCAAATATCCCCGCCGACGAAACAGCATAAGCAACCCAACTGCCAAACTGATATCTATTGAAATTTAAATTAGCCGTAATACCAACAAAACGATTACCAACTGTTGAGTTGCCTATTCTGGCTTTTAAATTAAGAATACCTTGACCAGTAATTGCGCCTGTGACATACGCATGATTTGAAAAACTTGGAACTTGATAATTGCTTGTATAAGGATTCCAAACTGGCAAAAATCCAGCAACACCAGCATTATTGCTACCGCTAATATAATTTACACCACCAACATTAATTTCTTGTAAATTAGGATACTTTGTAAAAACTAAATATCCAGTGGCATTATTTAATCCGCTATTCAACTGACACATAAAATCAACACCTATAATTCTACCACTAGCAGGAAATAGCGTATGATAAGCTACGCTACCTGAAGTTTGAAATCCATAATCAATATTATCAAAATTTAAATAAATAGGATTTCCACTAACACAGTTAGCTCTATGTATTTGTAAAAATTTGCCATAACAATAATTACTATCACTTGTATATAATCCTTTAGCATCAATATCACCAGCATCAGAAATCGTTACAATATTTCGAGAACTTAAATAAGAATTTGTTGAATCACCAGTTTGAAAGAAAAATTGACCGTTTCTCGCACTTGGACCTGATGGCCCTGATACGGATTTATCAAAATCATAACCGATTAAAAATGAATTATAATTTCCTGAACCGAAAGCAGTAGCAACAAAATCGATAGCTCCGCTTCCACCCGGATAATTAGACTGAATGCGAGTTAAAGCTGAATTTTGATTTGTTTGAAAACGAGATAAAAGAGTAGTCGAAGAAATTACATCTAACGAATAATCTGGCGAAACACCACCAATGCCTAATTGCTTATTACTTAGATCAAAAATTATTGCATCAGTAGAAGCTGTTGCGGCGGAAGATTTATTTAAAGCAAAATGCAATTCAGAAATAGATTGATTATATAAAATAGAAGCTGTATTTGAATTTCCAGTAGTTCTAAAAAATATGTTTGGGACACCAGCGTCTTCAACTAAGAATGTTTTATAAGGAGAAGAAGCGGCAGCAGAATTAGAAACCATCAACCGAGCATCTGTATTTCTATTAGTATCCCCAATTCGCACAGTAGCATCATCTTTATCAACAAACACGGCACCACTTAATCCAAAAAAAGAACCACTAACAGAATTAGAAGGTAAATTATAACCTAAATATAAATCATTAGATGAATTTAATCCATTTGATGTAAAAGTAAAATCATTAGCTGAACTATTATTATCAACGCTTAGTCTGATATTGTTAGCCGCAAATAATTGAATATTTATTCCTGTATCTACATTTGTATTAACATATTGAGAACCATCTGTAATCAGAACATCACCGCTCGCATTAATAAATAAACTGTTTTTATAAATATCATTAGCTTTTGTTCCGCTTATCGAAAAATTATTAAAAGAATCTTTCGAAATGAACCAAGATCCTGTTGCGTCGTATAATCTTATGCTACCAGTACTGTTAGGCGGATTTTCAACAGTAAAATAAGTATTGATCCCACTTGTACCGCTAATATGTAATAAAGAAAGCGGAGAAAAAGAATTAGAATTGGCAATACCAACAAATTTATTATCATCAGTTACCCGAATAGCAGGAACGCTTGAACTACCAACCCCCAGCAAAAGATCATTACCAGAGTAAGATTGGACATAAGAAAAATTCTTTAATAAATCAGAAAAGCTAACAATTTGTGAAGGAGCGCCAGAATAACTAAGTAAAAACAAAGAATTGCTGGAAACTTGAGTAACTTGATTCAATTCTGGTATTGAATTTGCCATATAACATTATATTATACACTTTAAAACATTAAAATTATATTAAACAACGTCAGTACTAATTAAAAATTCGCTATTAATAGAAACTGCTTTTTCTAGTTGATATATAGCTTGATTAAAATTACTTACCTTGTTGGAGTCTGTTGAATTTATATATGTGATGTAATCAAGTTTAACAGTTACAACGTCTTCCGCAGTCGCCGAAACCTGCTCAGAAACCAGTCGCGTTGTTGAAGCCGAAGAATTAAAATCAAATAGTTTTAAATTTCTATTACCAGCTGTATATAGAAACAGTGGAGTAGAATCACCAGCTAATAAATCTGAAGACGATAAAATATTTGAATCTACAACGTTGCCCCTCAAAGCAACATCTCTATAAACTGTTCCATAAACAGCAATAGAAAATGTATCTACAATTCCAGTTTTTAATGCGTCAGACATTCTTTTTACTTCATAATCATCAGCCTCCAATGTAATACTAGCTAAAACTTCAATTGGATATTTAGGAGAAACTTGCAATGGCACAGTTTGATTAACTGCGTAAACCTCATGATGAGGAACATTAGCAGATATAGAAAAACTTGTAACTCTATTAGTTGAAGCGCCTCTACAATTTAAAAGTATATTTGCTGCATAAATTGGAAAATCTGCGCTATCAAAATTATTGCCAGTTGCATTTAATGTACCTGGTTGATTTAGATTTTGTATATTAGAATCAGTTATATACAATCCACTTCCAATATCTCCAAAAACTTTTATGCCAACATTAGATTGAGGAAAATCGTTTAAACTCGCTGAATAAGAATAAGAAGACAAATATCCAGTTTCAAAACCAAACACTTTAGTTCCGTAATTCAGTGACCCCCTGACACTGTTTGCGCCAAAAGCTGTAATACTTGTTGAATTAAATGGATTTAAAACATCAATAAATCCTACATTTCTTGTAATTGAAAAATTAGCTTCAGGAACTCCTGCTAATATGCTTTTGACAACGCCTTGGCTTAAAACATTTAAAGGTTTAAATTGATGATTATAAGAACCATCAACAGCCGAAACGCCTTTTAATTTGATTCCATTGATATAAACAACTTCATCGTATTGTGCTACTGCGTTTTTCATTTATTTTTTCTTTGTTGAGTCTAATAGACCGCCAGTTCTTTGCTCATCCGTAATGACCTGTAAAACAGCTTGTTTGATTCTTTGTCCTAATTGATTATCTTTGTCTTGGGCATCTAAACCTCCATTGCTAGATTCTTGTTCGCTAGAAGATCCGCCGTTATTATTTACAGTAATATTTATACTAACATTATTAGAATTAGAAGATTCAACATTACCGGGAGTATTATTTTGATTACCGGGATCACCAACTAAACCGCCATCTTCGAATCTGGCAACTCCAGAATTAATGCGATTCATTCCACCAACGCCATATTTTCTGACAGAACGACTATTAACAATATATTCGCCGCCGCTTAACAATGCTGGAATTGTATCGTTTAAACGGTTGCCATATGGTAAATAACCACCAGAAGCAAAACGCATTAAACCTCCTTTTTGTCGATATGGATTAATACTTATTCCCGAAGAACTTAAATCATTAATTCTTGGAGCAGAAATATCACTATAGCTTAATTGACTTAATGATGTCGGTGATGGTTTAACAAAATTATCATAACTAAATCCTACCTCACCTTTAGAAAACATTGAATTAAGGGATGATGTCCCCTGAGAACTAACAGCTGGACGCGCAAAAGCTCCTAATCCAGCACTAAACGCCGCACTCACACCAGTCATGATCAACTGATTTATAAATGCTCTACGTTGTTTTTTCTTAGCTTGATCTTTTTCCCACTGGTCACGCAATCTATCTAAATAATTTCTATACTCTGGACTTTGTTCTTTGCCGAATTCGCTTAATTGAGAGAATGGTTCATTGAAATTAGCGTTAGCAGAAAGGGAACCTGTATTTTGACCACCATTCGCAAATCTAGGAAACTGTCCGAAATTCAAACTATCTAAAACACTTGGCCCACCTAATGCAGCAACTGCATTTCTATTTAAAACATATTCACCATCTTCGAGAAGAGCTGGATTGACATCACCAGTTCTGCCGCGATCTTGTATGCCCATTCCATTTCCGCCAGCCATAGATGGAACATAAATTCCATTTTGGGCACGAATAATACCACCTCTTCTTCTTGCAAAACTTTGAGCATTTATTCCGGTGGCAGAAGGGAACGCAGATCCAATACCCATTATTAAATTATTAGCAATTTGTTGGTTTAACGCTTGTTGCATGGTTCTCAAGAAACCAGAAGCAACTTCCATCAAAGCAGCGCCCAAGTCATCAGTCTTGTTCATTGCAGCATCAATAGCGCCAGCTAAACCGTCTCTAAATGACATTACAGCTGTTTTGCCGAAATTCTGTTCAAAGTTTTGTGATTGACTAACTATTTCATCAAATCCCTGTTGAACACCAGTCAAAAATTTACCGCGCTTAAGACGATCTTCATCTAATTGTTTTTGTTTTAATTTTTCATTATTTATCTTTTGTTGAATATCATAATTAACAGCATCAAGTTTATTGATGGCTGTTCTTTGAGCTTCTATTTGTTTATCAAGAGCGGCTCGTTTATTTAGATCTGTTTCGGCTGCTCTTTGATTTTCTAAATCAGTTAATCTTTGTTGTTCTTCTATTTGTTTTTGTTTTAAAAATTCAACTGGATTAGAAATTTGAGAAAGAGGAATGCCGCCAGTGATATCTCTTAGATTAACAGTTTGACTTGCAGCAGCAGCTTGCGCGGCTCTTCTTTCTATCTGCTGTTGTTGAATTTGATAAACAGCTTGGTTTCGAGCGTAAGATTGAGAAGAAGTTATTTGTTCTTTTTGTAATTGCAGTCTTTTGCGTTCTTTTTCTATTGTTGCTTGACGTTCTTTTTCTGGAAGAGAAGGATCTTTTTCAAGAGCCGAATCACTTATTCCGCTTCGAATGCTTTCCAAACTTTCAACAGACGACGGAATATTTTCTATTTGTTTATCAATAATAGCAATTTGTTGTTTTTGACTTTCAAACTCAGCTGCGGCTGTTTTTGTCAAAGAATTAATCAAAGCTTCGATAGCAGTAGTATTGTTTATTGTTGCCGCGCTATTAGCTTCTAATACTTGACGTTGAACATCAGCGATTTGAGCGTCAGCAATAGCTTGTTTAGCTTGACCTGCGATTTGCTCTTGAAAGACCCGCTGTTCAATACCTCTATTTATATCTTGTCTACCAAATTCACCAGCACCTAATTTAAAATAAGGACTTTGTGCTGGTAAACGTAATGCCTCGATTGCTGCCTGAGTATCGATTTGCGCTTTTTGAGCGCTTAATTGAATAGAATCAAGAAGAGCTTTTTCTTTCAATGCGTATTGATAACGACCCTCATTTAATTTATATTCTTCTTCAGCAATTTTCTTATTTAATTCTAAAGTTAAATTTGCATATACCTGTTCAGAAGTAAAAATTTTTCTAGAATTATCCTGCTTAACAGCTGTAATCCTATTTTCGCTTTCAACTGTTCTTTGGAAATCTTGAAGTTTACGTTTTCCCTCTTCACCGCCTTTCAATTCTCCAGTTTTTAATTCTAATGCTGATCGCAATGTTCCAGTTCTTTGAAACTCATCAATAAAAGATTGAATATTTTTTTGTTGATTATCTCCAAGCGCTTCACGCAAAACCGGAATTAATTTATTTTGTTGTTCTAATCTTTGCTGCTGAAGCTGCAAAGTTAAACCTTTTTCAAAATTCGCCGCATCAAAACCTAATTGCTGTTTGCCTTGTTGAAACTGTGTTTGAGCAGTTAACAAATCAAACTGAGCCTTAAAGCCGTCAAATATATTTTTACCAATAGCGCCGAGAGCTGTATTAATCAATGATGCTGATTTTTCAAGACCAAGTTTGCCAATAGTTTTATCAAATTCATATTTTTCTAATTCAATAGCCACATTAGTTAAACCATTAGCAATATCTTGAGTATTTTTAAATAGAATTTGACGAATACTTTCTTGCGCTTGTTGAACTTCCGCCGCTAATTGCTTTGCTGCTTCTTTTGGAGTTTTATATTTTCCTTCTTTAATTCCTGTTAAAATAGTATCAAAATTATCAACAATAAAACGTCCATAATCTCCACTTTCAGTAGCAATTAATTGTAGCTGATCTGCAAATTTTTTACTATCTATTCCTTTTATCTCATATTTGTTTAATATTTCAGAAATATAACCTTCATTAAAGACCCCTAAATAACCTCCAGCTCGTAAATCATCATTAGCTTGATCCCTAAATTCTTTTACAAAACTTTCAAAATTTTTACCCATCGCTGATTCTACTTTTCCTAAATCTTCAAATAATTGGGAGTTTTGAGCTAGAATTTTTCTACGGTTTTCTTCTCCAGCTACTCCTTGTGAAACTATTTCTTTTCCAAGATTTACATCATAAGTAACATTTTGAAATTGTTGTTGATTAAAAGGAACTTGACCCTCTGTAACGTTTTTTCCGTATAGTTGTATTTGTTCAGGAGTAGCAACAAATTGACGCATATAGCGTTTTTCAATTCTATCTTGCGTTCTTAAAAGACCTGCCTTTCCTATTTCTTCAATGCTAACACTTTCTCTAGATTTTCTCTGCTGGTCTTCTCTTAATCTTTTCGCTTCATCAACTCTTTCCATTTCGTATTCTTTAATAGCCTGAGTCATTAACTCAACATCTGTGCCTGCTTTTTGAAATTTTTGATCAAGACCTGTTTCAGAAATTTTAACAAAATAATCTTGTAATTTTTGATTAGCATCAAAAAATTCCAAAGAATTAGGATCTAAAGATCCTAAAGATTTAAATGTATCAATAATATTTTTTCCAGCACCAACTGTTTCTTGAGTTTGTCTATCGTATTTTTCACTTTTCTTTTGTAAATCTTCTAATGAGTCAGAAGCGCCTAAAGCTGCACTTGTTAAACTAATAATAGCAGCAGCTCCAGCGCCTACTGCTGGACCAAATGGAGCTAAAGGCCCTAAAATCGGCGCTAAAAGACCACCAATAGTAGCACCAGTACTTAAAGTGCTTAAACCTGATCCAATTGCAGCACTGGCAAATCGTTGATTTTGGCTTTGTTCAAATCTTTCTTTATTTCCCTCTATTAATTGTTGAATTTGACCTGCAACAAGTGGAGCTATCAAAGTAAATCCAATATTATTACCAAGATTTGCGAAAGTCCCGGCAGCTCTTTGTAAACCACTTCTTTTACCAGCTTCGGCTATATTTTTACCGCTTTCACGAACAGAAGTTATAGGTCCTCCCATTTGTTTGATGGAGGCTTCTTGAGTATCTAATGTAGCAGCTAAATTTTTAGCTTCTTTTGTTAAAGTTTTTATCTCTTTATCAGATAATTGAAGATTTGTTCTTAACTGCTTAAGCGTTTCTGCTAACAAATCCATATTTAAAGCATATTCATCTTGCAATGTCATTAACTGTTGTGACGGAGCGCCTGAAACAACCGGAGGCATACCTGGAGCAAAATTAGGAATCATTCCTCTCGAACTTAACAATCCTGCATTTGTTTGATTAGTTATTGAATCAGCCAAAGCCTTTTTCTCGCCGCCATGATCGCTGATTGCGGCTGCAAAATTTGACTGACTAGTATTTCTGATAAATGGATAAGGCCCAGTTGTTGTATCAAGAACAGCGGCGTTATTGCTCAAATTGCTTTCTAAACTCATTACGTCACTCAAATAACCAGTGGCAAAATTAGGAATAAAACCCTTTGAAAAACTCGATGCACCTGAAAATCCCGCTCCAATCCCAAATTGTCCTTTTAATTTCTTTAATTCTTGAGAAGCTTTTTCTTTTTCCTGTAGAATTTGTTGTAAATCTGCTTTTACTCGGGCAACATCAGAAATGAAATTCTTTTGAGCTTGAGCTGTGTTATTATCTGGTACAAAATCGCCAATTCTATTATCCATCTTTGCTTCGAGCAAACCTATGATTTCGCGAGCTTTATCTAACGGTAAACTTTCAATTTTTTGATAAGTTTTTTCCTCAGAAAAATCATTCCAAGAAGCATTTTTTAAAGAATTAAAAGCGGCAAAAACTTCGCTTTGTGGCAATTCTTTAAAGAAAACGTTCTTTTCGTTTTTCTTTGTTTTTTCAATAATATTTGTTAAACCAGATTCTTTTAAATGATTTCTTGTTGATTTGGCAGCGTAATCAATAAGCGATTGACTACGTAATTTTCCTTGCATCTGGAAAGTTTCTTCTAAATTTGGAATCGTTAAAACTCCATTTTGAATAAAAGCTTTGATTGAATTTTCAAGATCATAACTTGTTAATCCAAACTGTCTGACTAAACCTTCGTGACTTGGAATTGAATGATGATAAAAAACTCCATTTGGACCAACAAAAGCAGGAATAATATTATCAGTAGAATTGGCTTTAACAAAATCATTGAATCGTTTTTTACCATTTAAAGAATCATATTTTCCATCGAACTCGTATCTTTTATTTAAAGCTATAGCGTTAGCGAAATTTGGAATGAAACCCATATTCGCAGCCATGTTTTCAATAGCTGTTTGCTTTCTTGCTCCAGCTGGAATGCGATACAAAGATTCTTTATCTATAGATTCTGGAGCTGTAATTAATTTTAATATTTCATTTTGATACAATTTAACATTATCAGCTTTATCACCCCAAAATTGCGGCGCTATATCTTTAGAAATATTTGGATTATTAATATTTTCAAAAGGAAAGCGGAAAAATTTTTCTTCAACATTTTGAAAATTATAATTACCAGCTTTAGCTTCAACTACTGTTTTATCATCAACAAAATCCAATGCAGAAGAACTCCCAAATTTGATTTCTTCGTTATTGCTTGTAAATTTTAATTGAGGATATTTTTTCTTAATTCCGGTTTCAAAAGCTTTACCTTCAGCTTGAATTGCTTTACTTATTTCAGATCTTAATTCTTTTGTGCGTTTTGCCGCTCTTCTAAATTCATCGCTATCAACATTAAGTTTTTCAACTTGAATATTGGGTATTGTTAATTGATCTACGATTTTACCCTCATCTTGAACTTTTCCTTTATATGCTTGTTGATTTTTTAAATTTTTTACTGTTTTAGAAAAACGATTATATTGAGTTAAACGTTGATTATTCAAACCTAGTTTTGCAAAATTTGGAATAAATCCACCAAATTGATTTAAAGGAAAATATTCATAACCACCACTAACTTGATATTCAGAATCTTTAATTCCAAGTGCAGCCAATCTTTCTTTTATACCGGGCAAACCAGCACCTAAAATACTAATTTCTTTATGTCTTTTTTGTCTTAAAACTTGAATGATTTGTTCAAGAGAAGATAAAGGCGCGGTTCCTCTGCGCATTTCTCCTTTTGTATCAGTATAAG